AATTGGTGATAGTAGACCATTTTGTATTAATAACAGAGGAAAAATATTTTCGGAAGATGAACTTAGAAATAAGTGGTCATCTGAAAGTTGGAAAGGAAAATCAACTTCCGATCCATTTATAAGCAGGGGTGGTTATAATTGCCGACACCATCTGCAACCAACTGATCCCAGTTGGTATAATGACAATGGCGATCTTATAATATAGGAGAATACTACTATGGCTGACGAGCAAAAAACGGAGATTGAGAATACTGAGTCTCTAGAAACAAAACAGGAAGTCGAACAACAAGAGCCAATGATTGCACAAAGCGAATTGGATAAGATAATTGAAAAACGACTTGCGAGGGAAAGAGCAAAGATTGAAAAAAAATTCAATGGCATTGACCCAGACGAAGCAAGAAAACTCTTAGAAGAAAAAGAAGCAAAAGAGTTGGATATGCAAAAACAACGAGGTGAATTTGATAAGGTATTAAAAGAAACAGTATCAAAAAAAGATGCAGTTATTTCACAGTACCAAGCCGAGTTGCAAAAAGTACGAATTGATGATGCACTTATTAAAGTAGCAAGTGAACAACAAGCTATTAAACCAGAGCAAGTTGTCAATTTGTTAAAAAACAAAGTCCAATTAGGAGACGATGGTAAACCTGAAATCATTGGTGAGAATAATGCTCCAATGTATAACGATAAAGGAGAGCCATTAAGTATCAAAGAATATGTTGGACAGTTTTTAGATGACAACCCTCATTTTAAAATAGCAACCCCAAGCGGTGCTGGTAGTAAATCGAGTGTTGGCGGTGATACACCTAAACCTTTAAACTTGGCGGAACTAAATATGAATAATCCTGAAGATAAAGCTAGATATGCGGAATATCGCAAGGAGAAATTTAAAAATTATTAATAACAATTTAACCATATAGGAGAAAATTATGGCTAACGAATCAACAACATCTACATTAGATGATTTGATCTCCCCTTTGGTTGCGGAAGCTCTATTTGTAGCTTCTGAGCGATCAATTATGAGAGGTCTTGTAAGAAATTACAATATGCCTGCAAATTCAGGCAAGGTACTACAAGTGCCAATTTACCCAACTGTAAGTGCGGCGGCTGTTGCAGAAGCAACTGACCTAAGCAACACAGCAATCTCAACTTCAAAAGTTGATTTAACTGTATCTGAGGTTGGAATTATGACAACACTAACTGACTTAGCAAAAAATGTGTCTGAGAGTGATGTTGTAAGAGACTTAGGAAAATTATTTGGTGAAGCGATTGCCACTAAAATAGATAAAGATTTAACTGCATTATTTGGCAGCTTTTCTACTGGTGTAGGATCAGCTTCAACAGTAATGTCGGCGGCATTAATCTTTCAAGCAGTTGCAAAACTAAGAGCTGCAGGTGTTCCGGGTAATGATCTTGCTTGTGTGGTACACCCACAAGTTGCATATGATTTAAAATCTGGATTAACAAACACATTCGCAAATCCAAACGGAGCTGAAATACAAAATGAAGCTATGCGATCTGGCTTTGTAGGTCAAATTGCAGGTGTAAGTGTTTATGAAACATCAAATATGACAGACTCATCAAGCAATGATCCGGGTACTACTGGTGATTACAAAGGTGCAGTATTTCATAAAGACGCACTTGGACTAGCAATGATGCAGGACCTTAAAATTGAAACTCAAAGAGATGCTTCAATTAGAGGAACTGAAATTGTTGCTACGGCTGTTTACGGTGTAGGCGAACTACACGACTCATATGGAGTTGAGGTAGAAGCTGACTCTTCAATCCAGTAATTTTACTAGATTTTAGATCAACATCAGGGGGGAGAGTACCTTTCCTCTCCCTCCAATTTATTTAACGAGGATTTTATTATGGCATTTGCAACAAGATCAGATTTAATAGTATATCAGCCAGACATAGCTGATATGGGATTATCGACAAGCGAACAAGACGCATTTGTAACTCAAGCAATTGCAGATGTGCAAAGAGATATTAGAAACAGATGGTGGTCTGTTTATCACAGCAACCAATCAAGAAACAGAAGCTATGCTGGTGGCATAGAGATTAATTTAACTCTACTCACAGACTCACAATGGACTAGAGCAACAGTTTATAGAACACTTGGGTATTACATATGCCCAGCATTAACTAAATTTAATTCAGAGGGTGATGAAGATCGCTTTCAACAAATGGGTAATTATTATAGAACTGCATACGAAGATGAATTTTCAGATATACTCCGAGATGGTATTGAGTATGATGCGAATGATGATAGTTCAATCGCTGATGCTGAAAAGGTTGCAATACACCAATTAAGATTGGTAAGATAGTGGTTAATTTAAACATTAATATTGATGTAAAAGTAGCTAAAGGTGCTTTAGAACAGATTAATAGAAAAGTGCCATCTGCGACTAGGAAAGCATTAACAAAAGCTGGTATGTTTATTCAAAATGCAATTAAAGATAGAACACGAAGAGGCGTAGATTTTAAAGGAAGAACTTTTAGACCCTATTCACCTAGATATGCAAAACAAAGAGCAAAAGAAGGAAGAACAACAACACCCAATTTATTTAGAAGTGGTCAAATGTTAGGCAATATGACATTTAGAAACTTATCTAAAACAAAAGGACAAATATTTTTTCCTAACAGACAACAAAACTTAAAAGCATTTTATAACGATACTCAAGGTGTTGGAAATGCTAAAGTAAAAAGAAAGTTTTTTGCAGTTGGTAAAAAAGAAGAAGATAGAGCGGTTGAAATATTTAAAAAAACATTTGAAAGAGAATTGAGAGTATGAGTGAAAGAGAAGATATTGCAGCTCACATAGTATCAACTTTATCTGCGGTTAGTAGTCCAATTACAATTAAAAAAGTTGAACGCAATCCTTTTGATGCTGAAGAATTATCACAACAACAATTTCCAGCAGTCTTTGTGCAAACAGCAGACGAGACAAGAGAAGATATTACAATCAAGAATACTGGAATTACAAGACAAGGAACAATAGATTTTAGAATATTTGGTTTTGTTACAAATGGTAGTGCAACAACAACAAACATTGATACAAAAAGAAATGAGTTAGTAACAACAGTTGAAACCGCACTAGATAGTGATAGGACCAGAAACGGAAACGCACTTGACACCCAAGTGATTTCTGTTGAAACAGACGAAGGAAGCATATTTCCATATGGAGCGGTAATCTTAACTATTAGGTGTTCTTATGCTTTCACAAGTGGAACACCATAGGAGATTTTATGGAAAAAGTTTATTTAATAAAAAATGGAGTAGTAGTTCACACTTCAAATCCAAATTTATTTCTAGCTGATGGTTGGACACATAAACACAACAATCCAGAAGCTAAAAAACCAATAGGGAGAAAATATGGCAAAAAGAAAAAAACTACAAAATAAAGAAGGCGACATCGTTGAGGTTTGGGAAGATTTAGAAGCAGACCTTAAAGAAGCTGGCTGGAAAGACCCAGCAGAAAAAAAGTCTAAAACAAAAACAAAATCTTTTAATATAGAAGAAGGAGAAGAATAATGGCAGTACACACAGGAAGTGCTGGAGTTGTAAAAATAGGTAGCAATACAGTTGCCGAAGTAACAGCTTTCACAATGGAAACAACAGCAGATGTAATTGAGTCAACTCAATTAACAGATACAAACAAAACTTACGAAGTAAGTAGAAAAAGCGGAACAGTAACGGTTGAATGTGCTTGGGACGAAACAGACTCAAACGGTCAAATTTTGCTACAAGAGGCAACTGGTTTAACTTTATTACTTTACCCAGAGGGTGCTGATAGTGGAGATTATTTCTATACAGTACCAGTTATTGTTACTGGAAATTCAGTAGCAGTTACTATGGACGATTTAATAAGATTGTCTATATCTACTCAAATAAATGGTGCTATAACTAGAGGTACTGTATAATTTGACAATTTAGTTAAAAACTATATAAGGATAATATGTCAGCTATTGATAAAATCAAAGATCATTACAATACACTTGATACTGGAGAGTCTAAGTACATTGAGGCTTGGGATTTAAAAATCTTTAAGCAACCAATAAATTTAGAAAAAAAAGGTAGATTGTTTAAAAGAATGGAAGTTGATGCTATCGAAGGCTTGGCATATGTCCTTATAGAATTAGCATTAGACGATCAAGGCAAAAATTTATTCAATTTAGAGCATAAAATGCACTTAATGAAAAAAGCTGATCCTGACCTTGTTTCAGAAGTAGCTACTTGGCTAATGCAAACACCATCAAAAGCAGATATTAAAAAAAAATAGAAAACGATATTGAATTTTATACAGTAGTTCAATTAGCGGATTACTTAAAATTACCTATTCATCAAGTTGAAAAATTTTCAGTAGAAGAATTTTTAACTTGGATTGTTTTCCTTGAAGATAAACACAGGAAAGACAAGCAAGAAATAAATAAAGTAAAAAACAGAGCAAAATCTAGGAGATAAATGACAAAAAAAGTCAAAATTGATATAGTCGCACAAGATAAAACAAAAAAAGCGGTACAGTCTACTCAAAAGGGGTTTGATGGTTTAAAGAAAAGTGTCTTTAATCTTAAAACTGCATTTGCTGGTTTAGGTGCTGGTTTAGTAATTAGGAGTTTAGTACAAACTGGTAAAGAAGTAGAGTCTCTTAAAGTAAGATTTAAATTTTTATTTGGATCAGCACAAGAAGGCTCAAAGGCATTTGACACACTTGCAAAATTTGCTGGTAGAGTTCCTTTTAGTTTAGAGGCAATCTCAAGAGCATCAGGTAACTTAGCGGTCGTTGCTAAAGATGCAAAACAATTAGAAAAGATATTAGAAGTAACTGGTAATGTTGCCGCCGCAACTGGTTTAGATTTTGAAACAACTGCAAGTCAAATTCAAAGAGCATTTGCCGGTGGCATAGCTAGTGCAGACATCTTTAGAGAAAAAGGTGTAAGAGATATGTTGGGCTTTTCTGCTGGTGCAAAAGTATCGGTAGAAGAAACCATAGAGGCTTTTAATCGAGTTTTTGCTGGTGATGGTGAATTTGCTGGAACAACTGCGGCATTAGCAGAAACATTTGAGGGTACTCTCTCAATGATGGGTGATAAATTATTCACCTTTAAAAATCAAATTAACGAAACATTCTTTAAAGAATTAAAATCAGCATTTGGCAGTCTTAATAAGTTTTTTGAAGATAATGCAAATCAAACTGAAAAGATTGCACAAGCAATAGGATCTGGTTTGGCAACTGCTGTAAGAGGAACAGTATCAGCATTTGTATTATTAAAAGATAACATACATATTATCAAAGGTCTTTTTGCTGGTATTATTGCGTTTAAATTAGCAACTGTATTTATGGGCATTACCACAGCAATATATGGAATGCGAACTGCCATGCTTGCTTTTAATACTGCAACAAAAGCAAATATTATATTTGGTGGCATTTCTTTATTAATTGTTGGTTTTACTACCTTAAATTCAAGACTAAAAGATACTGAAAGCAGACTAAAAAACATCTCAAATTTAGATGCCATAACTCAACAAGAAAAACTTGCTGAAGCAGAAAAAAACCTAAAAAATGCACAGATACAACTTGAGCAAGATTTAGGTCTTACAAGAGAGCATTTGTCAAGAATGCATGTAGAAGACAAACAAAAAGAACTTGATTTAATTAAAGAAGGTATCGCATTAACCAAAGCAAGAGCCGATGAATTGGCTCTTGAAGCACATGAAGCCGGTAGGGTTGCTGCGGCTATAATGAAAATTCCTTTAAAAAGTCCTGATGAAGTAAAAAAAGAGGATAGTCTTGCAAAAATGCAAGATCGGTTTAAAGATGAAGAAACTTTATTACTTGAAAAATTTAATAAAGAAAAAGAATTAGTACAAAAACAGTTAGACGAAATTGCACAAATTAGAGAAGAATTTGTTGAAGGAAAAAGCCGAGATGTAACTGACAAAGAAATACAATTATTTATAGAGTTAAATGCTTTAAAAATTGATCTTGAAAAAGAATATCAATTAGCCAAAGAATTAATAGCTGATGAAGCCTTACAAAAAGAACTAGAGAAAGAAAAGGCTCAAGCTGATGCAATTAAAGCTATAAGAGAAGGTAATTTAGATTCATTTAAAAAAGGCAAGTTTGCTGAAATGGATATGACTAAAGTTACGACAAAAGACACAATTAAAATGGGTCGTCATGCACTTCAAGAGGGTGCTAGAATTAATAAAGAAATGTTTAGGCTTAATCAGGCACTAAACATTGGTGAAGCTATAATGAATACTGCTACTGGAGTTACAAAAGCTCTTGGTATGGGCAACATTCCATTAGCTGTTGCGATTGGTGCTATGGGTGCCATTCAAATTGCTACTATTGCCGCACAACAACCGCCAGCACAATTTGGTGGATCGAGACAACAAGGAACTCCATTCTTAGTAGGAGAAAAAGGTCCAGAACTATTTACTCCAGTTACCGCTGGAACAGTTACACCAAATCACCAATTAAATGGTGGAGCAACTCACATAGTTTTCAATATCAACACAGTTGATGCAAAAGGTTTTGGTATTTTATTAGATACGAGAAAAGCACAGATTATAAATATGATTAATTCAGCAAGAAATCAGAAGGGACAAAGTAATATTGTATGAGTGGTAGTTTTCCATCAAGTCCAGAGCCATCTAGTATTAATATTAAATCTAACCAGACGACTATGGTTAGTGTTGCAATATCAGGTAGGCGACAGGCCAGACAATTACAAAACCAAAGATGGTCTATGGAAGTAAGTTTTCCTCCAATGACAAGAGCAGAGTTTGCTCCCATTATGGCTTTTATAGTAAGTCAACGAGGACAGAAAGAGAGTTTTCAATTTACTCCAGTTATAATAGATGATGCTTTAGGGGTAGAAACAGGAACAGTTGCAATAAACGGAGCACATTCAGTAGGAGCTACAAGTATTGCTATGGACGGATTTGCTGGAGATGGTGCTGGTAGATTTAAAGCTGGTGATTTTATTAAATTTGCTTCACACAATAAAGTTTATATGGTTGTGTCTGATGTAACATCATCAAGTAATGCGGCAACAGTAACAATAGAGCCACCATTAACAACTGCAGTAACTTCTGACTCTACTGTTACTTATGATAGCGTCCCATTTACAGTTGCATTAAGTAACGACATACAAGAGTTTGATTTACCGAGTGATGCTTTTTTTAGATATGAACTGAAATTTATTGAGGTAATTTAATGTCAAGAGGATTACATTCTGATCTTCAAACAGAATTAGCAACAGACCATTTAGATCAAATACATTTAATTCAATTTGAAATAGGCGGAGTTACATATTACAGAACAAGTGCATATTTTGATATTACATACGATAGCAATACTTATACTGCATCTGCTGATTTAGTAAGTATTCCAACGATTTCAGAGTCAAGCAAAATATCAACATCAAATGTTCAATTTACTTTAACTGGAGTAGATCAAACATTTCTTGCATTGTTTTTACTTCACAATCATATTCACAGACCAGTTACAATATTTCGTGCTTACTTGAATGATAGTGGAGCATTAATTAATAACCCTTTTAAAATTTTTCTTGGATATATTTCGAGTTATACAGTCAATGAAACATCAACATCAAGTCAATTAGTTGTTGTATGTCAAAACCATTGGGCTAACTTTGAAATGAAAAGAGGAAGAAGAACTAACGACAATTCTCAGCAGATACAATTTAGTGGAGACAAGTTTTTTGAATTTTCAAATTCTTTAATTGTTGATTTAGAATGGGGTAAACAGAATGACAACACCTAACTACAAAGTTATCAGAGCAAAAAAAGAACATATAAAAAAATTACAGTATTTTACTGATACAATGATCAAAAATGCTGACATGGTATTTCCCCCAGTAAATATGATGAAAGCCAGCCGATATATAATGAAGATGATTGAAGATGAAACTATTTTATGTTTGGTCCATAACAAAGAAGTAGTTGGCTCAGTATGTGGAACTATTGGCGGTTGGTGGTTTGCAGATACAAAAATTTTAAGTGAAATGGGTTTTTGGATAGAAAAAGAACATAGGAGTATAGAAACAGCAACAATGTTATTAAATGGCTTTAAAGAAATAGCTGATAAAAATCTAGTGCCTTGTATGTTAAATACACTTGATGGTAGAGAAATACCAGCCAGAGAAAAATTATTTTCTGATGCTGGATTTCGTAGAGTAGGTCATAAATACGGATATGGTTTATAATGTGTAATGAAATAACCGATCCATTAGAAGACATTGGCATAGATTTTGTTGATGATGTTTTTGACTTTGTAGGAGATGTAATTGATGAAACTATAGATTTTTTATTTGGTTGGCTTATCCCTGATGAGCCTGAAATGCCTAATCTTGATGACCTTCTAGCTGGTGATGGAATATTAGTTAATAAAAGAGACTCAAACACAGCTTTGCCAGTTATTTATGGAACTCGTAAAGTAGGCGGTAATATAGTTTGGTTAGCAACCTCAACAGATAATCAATTTTTATATGTAATCTTAGCTTTATGTGAAGGTCAGGTTGCAAGATTTACAGAGTTATTTATTGATGATGAACTTTATGCTACATTTACTGGATCAGACTCAACATTTGGTACAAAAACTTTAATTGAAAGTATGTCCTCTGGAGGTGCTAGTACATCTGCACCATCAAATACATCAGGTCTTTCAATTGAAACTTCACACCCAGCATATCAAGGAACTGAAGAAGTTGATGGAGTAGAAACTACTCACTATTTAACAAACTTCACTTTTTTTAATGGAACAGATGATGGACACACTTACAGCGAGGGAACAACCTCTTTTAGTGTCAATAATGAAATTAGTAATTTGGGTTGGAACATTTCTCATAGTGGTAAGGGTATATGTCATGCCGCTTTTAGATTTAAATATAATTCAGATGCTTTTAATAGAATACCTAAAATTAATTTTGTTATTAGGGGTAAAATAGTCAATACAAATCTAAGTGGAACTTCAATGGCATTTTCTGCTAATCCAGCATTGTGTTTACATGATTATCTAATTTCTACAAGATACGGAAAAGGCTTATCTGCAAGTGATATAGACACGACAGCTTTTACAACTGCTCAAGGTGTTTGTAATACAAATGTAACAACCCATACTGGAGCAAGTACAACTAAATTATTTGAATGTCATGTTGGGTTAGGAAACAAAACTAAGCTAATTGATAATGTAAAAACCATTATATCATCAATGCGAGGTTTCTTTACTTACTCTGGAGGTCTCTACACTTTAAAAATTGAAGGAACTGGATCATCTGTTTTAACAATAACAGAAGATATGATGATTGGTGGTTTAAAAATTATTGGAGAAGAAAAAGCTAAAAAATATAATAGAGTAATTGCTCGATTTGATAATGAAGAAAAAGCATATCAAAAAGATGAAATAATATATCCACCTATTGATGAAACAAATGTAGGTAGTGATTTTAAATATGCTACAATGCTAGCTTCTGACAATGACGAAGAATTGCATTTTGATATGAGTTTACCAGCAACAACAAGTCCATATCAAGCCGAAGATTTAGCTGAACTTGCATTAAAAAGATCACGAACTGGATTAAGAATAGCTTTGAAAACTACATCAGAAGCTTTAAATTTAGTAGTTGGTGATATATTTGCAGTTACGCACACAGGATTTGGTTTCAGTTCTAAATTGTTTATTTGTAATAGTTTAAGTTTAGATAAAAGAGGATTTGTTGCTGTTAGGGGTTTAGAATATACTGCGTCTGTATATACTTATAACACAAAGATACAAACACCAGATGCTCCAGCAACTTTCTTACCCAATCCAAAAATTGTCAATGCACCAACCATAACATCAATTACAGATGAATTGGTCAATGTTACAGAAGGTAATATTAATGTTGTAATGACTGTTACATTAAGAGGAACATCAGATTTTTTTGTTGATAAGTTTGAGGTTGTATATAAAAAATCAACAGATAGTATTTACAAAACATCTGGTATATCAAGTGCAACAGTCAGAGAGATTGCAGTTGAAAGTGGAGCAACTTATAATATAAAAGCTAGAGCAATAAACTCTCTTGGTTATAAATCTGCTTTTGTTACTCAAGATCATTTTGTTGTGGGTGCAAGTGATCCACCAGCTAATGTCAGTAATCTTTCAATAGATTTTCAAGATCAAGTTGCTGTTTTAGAATGGACACCAAGCACCGATTTAGATTTAAGTCATTATTTTATTAGATATACTCCAGTTACTTCAAGTGCTAATTATATTAATACAACATTATTAGTTGATAGGGTTAGCCCACCAGCTAATTCTGTTATCGTACCTGCCAAAGCTGGAACATATTTTATTAAAGCAGTTGATTTACTAGGACACGAGTCGGTTACAGCGACCTCAGTGATTGGAACAATAAGCGAATTTGCTGGTCAAAATTTACAATTAACTTTAACAGAAGAAACATCATTTAATGGAACTAAAAATAATGTAGCTGTATCTGATGATGCTTTATTTTTAGAAGGGCAAGCGGTTACTAATTTTGATAGTGTTTCTGGAGACTTTGACGATCAAGGAGGGTTTTTTGATGAAATAGATGGCTTTGAGTCATCTGGTGATTATTTATTTGCAAATCAATTTTCTTTAGCGGCTAAATATCAAGGCAGAGTATCTTCTTTTCTAAATGTAGATATGATTGATAGAATTTCTAGTTTTGATGATGCTGGAGGTTTATTTGACTCTGCTCAAGGTAATTTTGATGATTCAAGTTCTCCACCTCAAATGGATGCAAAATTATTAATTGCTACATCAGACGATAACTCAACATTTACTGCTTTCACCCCTTTTCAAGATGGTAACTACGAATTTCGTTATGCAAAATTTAAACTTGAACTGTCATCAGCAGTTAGTCAACAATCACCAAAAGTAAATAATTGCCAAGTT